TTTTAAACTTACTAAAACCACCTACACCTAATTGGTAACACATTTCCATAACCACATCTTTAATTTCTTGTGGCATATATCCATACCATTTAAACTTTGCTTTTACTCTATCTTGTAAATTTTTAATTTTACGTTCAAGAATAATATCACATATATCTTTATCTAATTCTAAATCTTTTATTGCAAATCCATAGCCTATAGTATCTATACCTAAACTATCTTTATAAACTATACCTACGTAACCTTCGTGCTTTTTAATACTTTCTATTAATGACATATTATTCCTTTAAAATAGGGGGTAGAAACCTACCCCCCATATTAATTAACATTAAATTAATTATGATTTACTCATAATCCACTAATGCAAAGATTCTTCTCTCACCATCGCTATCAGCATTTCTAATAGCTCCACCATATACTGATTCAACAGTAACAAGTGTAGATAAGTAAGCGTGTCTGTAAGATGCAGTTACTTTTGCTTCTTTAGAGAAAGCATAGTAAAGTGCACTTTCATGAATTGCATAACCATATACTATATCGTTATCATCAGTACCAGATGTTTCTAAATCAGCAACTGCTAAGATACCTTTTGCAGCATCAGCAGAAACATCTCCACCATTTGTAGACATATATGGTGATTGAGCAACCCACACAGGCATACCAAGTATAGAACCTGCATTACCTGTTCTACCAAAATCAGCACCTAATGCAGCACCTTGTGTACCTTGTGCAAATTCTGTTAGAGCATTTAAACTAGCATACATCGCTGGTGATAATACTAAATTCCAACCTTCAGTAGTTCCAGTTTCTTTTAGTATTTTAGCCATCAGTGATGTTAAGTTACCCTGTGATAGTGTGCTTCCTGTTGTTTGAATGTGCATAGATGTATCAGCATCAGCACCAACAGCACCTGTTGCACTTGCAAGTAATCCTTGTAAGTTATTAGCAACTTGGTAGTGTAAAAAGTTATCAAAACCTCTAGCAACTGCATAACCTAATTGTTTAGCATATATGCTCATTAAATCATAATTAGATTGTACATTCACAATATCAGGTATGTATGCCGAAGCAACATTATACTGGTCTAAAGTTAATGTTGTTTCATCTGATGTCATACTTCCACCAGAATCTACATCAGTAGCAATTTCACTACCTTGTGTAAAAGCCGATAAAGCAGGTACACCAATGTGTGGTAAGTGAATTTTGTCGCCTTGATTAGCAACATCAGGAGATATGTCAATCGCAACATTTTTCATCATAATTTTTTGTTGAAAAACATCTAAGATTGCTTCTCCCCATACTTCAGGGATAAACTGGTCAGCAATATTTGGTGTAACTGCACCTGTACCACCTGAATGTACGTTTGTATCAAACGGGTCTGTAAAAGCCATTATTTCTCCAATCTTAATCCTCTATCAACTGTCTAATGACCTTCTAGTAGGATTTATTTTTTGTATGAGCTAATAATATCTTTCCAATTTTTCTTTTTATCTTCTTTAGACATTTTACCCCAATCTGTAAGAGGGTTTTTGCCTTTGACTGTTCCACGAACTTGTGGTTCAGTAGGACTTTTAGAAGAAATTTCAGATACCATAAACTCTAATACGTCAAGTTCTTTATTTTTAAATTGTTCACGTTTATCTTCAGGTAACTTATTTAACAAAACAGACTTTCTTTGTTCAACCATCGCATTGTATTTATCTTTGTAAGGATTAAGTTCGTTTACTTCAGCTTCAAATTTTTCAGCCAAAGTTTTAAATTCCTCTTTTTCCTTTAACTTTGCGTTTTCTTGTTGTTCTAATTGTTTTCTTAAATCAGCTAACTGTGATTCAGCGTCTTGTGCTCTTTTTCTATACTTCTTGCTTTCTGCTATGTACTCATTCTGAGCTGGTTCTTGAGTAACATTCTCTGTACCACTATCCACTACTGTTTCATTAGATACTTTTGTTTCTTCGGACATACTGCCCTCCTATATGTTGTGTTTTTTTTAATGTCAAAATACAATATCTTGTATTTTACATACATTGTAACTTAAATTAATATTGTAGAAAAATGCAAGATTTATATAAATATAAAAAAAAATGGTTTGAATTTTTAGACTACACTCCACACAATGGACAAAATAAACTTCATTTTCCTACTAAAGAAACGGCAAGGTTTTTTGTAATGGTTTGTGGGAGGCGTTTCGGAAAAACTACGGCATCGGCGATGGAAGCGACATTCTACGCCTCCCTGCCGAACAAGCGTATATGGCTTGTAGGTCTTTCGTATGATAAAGCCGACTTGATGTTTAGAGAAGTATGGAATCTTATGGTTAAAGGACATCAAAACGATATAGAAAAGGCTAGTGAGAAAGAAAGATATATTAAATTCAAATGGGGAACTACTGTAGAAGCTAAATCAGCAGACAACCCTGATTCACTTGTAGGTGAAGGTTTGGATTTACTAATAGTAGATGAAGCTGCTAAAGTAAGACCTAGAATTTGGGATATGTATTTATCTCCCACATTATCTGATAGAAAAGGTAAAGGAATATTCATTTCAACGCCTGAAGGGTTTAATTGGCTATATGATTTATTTTTGTTGGGAAAAAGTGATGAACTTTGGGAATCACATCAAGCACCTAGTTGGGATAACAATTTCGCTTTTCCTGATGGAAAAAATGACACTTTCCTTGTTGAAAGAAAACGTAATATGTCTAAAGAAATATTTGACCAAGAATATGGTGCACAATTTACGTCTTTTGAAGGAAGGGTTTATCCTTTTGACAGGAATTTTGATGTTGGGTACTATCCTTACAATCCACATCTTCCTACTTTTTGTAGTATTGATTTTGGGTACAGGATGTGTGCTGTGGGATGGTTTCAAACGTATCGTGTCAATGGACAATGGCATATAAATATGATTGATGAAATAGTACATCAGACAAATATTAAAACAGATGAATTAGCAAAGATGATAAAAAGTAAAAGATACCAAACAATAAAATATTATGGAGACCCTGCTGGATTACAAGCACAAGGACAATCAGGTGTAGGAGATATAGAGATTTTTAGAAAAAATGGAATTTTAGTAAATACAATTACTGATAAACCATCAAGAAGTATTACAGCAGGTGTAAATCACGTCAGAAGTTTTATAGAAAACGCTAATGGAGATAGATATTTGCATTTAAATAATAATTGTATAGGTATGGCAGAAGATTTAGAAGGTTATAGATACCCTGAGGCACAAGATGGTAAACCATTAAAACAAGAACCAATAAAAGATGGTTATCACGACCACGCTTGTGATATGCTTAGGTATTTTTTTATAAACCATTTTCCAATGAAAAACAGACAAATAAAAGTGAGGCAAAGATGATATATAGTGAAACTGACGTAATACAAGAAAGTTTAAAAAACTTAAAGGTATTTAATTCAAATCAAAGAGAAAGTTATGTAAATAAACTTTTAGATTATTATAATGGAAACAATATATCTAATTATATAATTAGCAATTTTGATTTAGAAGCATTTAGAGAAGTTCCTCCTTACGAAGCAAATATAACTAAAAAGTTTATAAACAAAATGTCTAGGATTTATACAGTTGGTGCTGATAGAAATGTTAATAAAAAATATGATGAACTTACTATATATAAAGATTCAAAAATGAAACATATTGAAAGAATGACACGTCTGATTGGAACTATTGCAACTCGTATTATGTTTGTTAATCATGAAAAACAATGCTTTGATTATCAACCTATATATTATTTTCACCCTTTCTTTGAAGATGACCCATTTAGACCTGTTGGTATATCTTACCCTTTAATGCACTATACTGCTGACACTACAAATACAGATAAATGTCAATATATACATTGGAATAACACAGAATATGTTATTTTTGATGAAGATGGTATAATATTAGAGCAAAATGAGCATGGATTAGGCGTTTTACCATTTGTTTTTACACACAGAGAAAATCAATGTGATGATTTTTATGTTGAGGGTGCAAATGACATTATGAACGCTAATGAACACATAAATATTACGATGACTGAAATGCAATTAGGTTTAAGATTCCAAATGTTTGGACAACCTGTTGTTTCAGGTGCAGATTTAGGAAATAGACAAAGATTTGGTTCAGATGTTATATTAGAACTTCCTTCTGACGCAAATTATGACATAAAATCACCAGCAGGTGATATAATGAAGGTTATAGAGAATGTTAAGTTCCAAATAGAGCTTGTAGCACAAAATAACCATTTATTTGTCCAATTTGCACAAGATGGTGGCGAAACACCTAGTGGTATTGCTCTAAAAATTAAAGATTTAGAGAGATTTGAGGATTATCAAGACGATTTAGCCTTATTTACACTATATGAGCATGAAATGTACAAAGTTGAACGTATGATAGCACAATCTTTTGGTATATCTATTCCAGAGAAGCTAAAATTAGACTTTAATGAGCCTGAATACCCAATGACAGTACAAGACCAAATAGCTTTAGATACTCATAGACTTAATTTAGGACTTGTAAATCGTGCCGAACTTATGGTAGAATACAATAAAGACTTAACAATAGAAGAAGCAAATGCTAAATTAATCATTAACGATGCACAAAAAAAACCTGAAAATGGAAATTAAAGTAAAATACAATATAGATTTTAATAAAATGCTTGAAGAAGTAAAACAAGAAAAACTTAAAAAAACAATGAATAAACAATTAAGTCCACCTGTTGTAGAAGCATCAAAAAAATTCATTAAAGATGGTAATGTAATGCCAAGATTATCAGGATTTCAAAGAAATTATAGAAAGTCTATTGGTATAAATCAAAATAAACCACTTTTTATGACAGGTAAACTTGTAAATAGCTTAAAATCATCAGATAAAGGTATTAAAGGTGTTAAATATGCTAAAGAACATAGAAAAGGATATGTTTATAGAAATAATGATGTACCAAAAAGAGAATTTATTACTGCAGCTTTACCACAAGAAAAATCAAATACAAACAAAATCTACAAGGAATTTCAAGATAAATTCGTTAAATTATTAAGTAAAGTGATGAGGAAAAAATAATGAAAAAATCTGATAGAGAATTAATTGAAATCCTTCTAAAAAATGTAATCAATATGCACGAAAAAGTAAACATCATTATAGATGTACTTGCAAAAGAAATAGAAACGACTATTGATGATAATACAGAACAAATGAAAGATTATGACGATAAAATAGTAGATATAGACAAAAGTACCTATGAACGTATGTGTGATTTGCTAGAAACAAAGAACATATCATTTATGGGCATAGCATAATGGAGAACAATGGATATTTTTCAAATACTGGAACAATTTGGAATACCTGTAGCGATGACAATAGCGTTCGGATTTTTTATATGGAAACAAAACCGATTCATACAACAAACTCTAATGACAGAACTAGACCAAGACTTCAAGAGGTTGGAAGGTATTATTATTAAGCTGATTGATCAGCAAAAAAAAGTACAAATGGATGTTAAGAAGTTTCGTGGCGTATTCAAAGCTAACATAGAAATCATAGCAAGACTATCAGGTAATGGATTAAAAGATAAATTTATGCGAATAATGGAAAAAGGCGAAGACGATGAATAAAACACAAAAAATTAAGGTAGAAACACCCATAGGTAGTATAGAAAGCGATTCAGGTAATCATTTAATGGATATAGGCACAATAATGGTATTAAGTTTATTTCTAGTGTTTATAGTAAATCTAATTAGGAAGCGTTAGCTTCTGCCTCTATAATAGACTGTTCCCACTCTTTTCTTTGACCTTTAGTAGGTTTATTAGCAGGTAATGGTGGTATTCCAACTGCTTCTGCTCTTTTCTTCCAAGCATACCACAATTTACGTTTTTCATTACGTTTCTTTTTATTCAATTCTTTATCTATCTCACGTTTAAGTAAAACCTTTTCTTGTTTATCAGTCTTAGGTTCACGTCTTGGTGGTAAATCTTTAGGTATAACCACTTCTTCTAATACTTCTTCAAAATCAGCATCTTCTACATCTTCAGTCTTTAAGAATTTTTCAAAAGGACTATCTACTGTAATATTGACGTTCTTAACTAATTTACCACTATGCTCTAACACTAATCTTGCAGCTTGTACGTTGCCGTGTTTAGCTTCTCTTACCATAGCATTAATAACAGCAGGTAACTGACTTCCAAACTCAGTCATATACCTTTCATATATCTTATCTACAAATGCAGGGTCTTGTCTCCACTTAACAACACAATCATTAGTAACACCACATTTTTCAGCTACTTCTTTTACTTGCATATTAGGATTTAGTGCAAATAACTCAATAGCTAGTACTTTGGAAGGTTTTTTCTTTGCGAGATGTGTATTCATAGCCATAATTTAGTACTTATTGGTACTATTTTGCAAAAATTTTTTTTGTTTGGGGTTTTGGTACTAAAGGTTTAACTTTTTTGTGGTAGGGTATCTGATAGCAGCGAACCTGCGTCTATCCTCCTGACACCCCTAAATCGATTAATATACGCTTTATTATATGTTTAGGTATATAATACCATTAATTTATAATAATATTGCTTATTTGGGCTAATATAGGACTAAATACAGGCATTATACGAGACACTAAAGCCCATATTTCCCACC